TAGAGCTCCGCTTCTTCTAGCGTCAATGTTGTAATCAACCGTTGAAGGCGAAGTGCCGCCAGTTACTCCATCGTCTGATGAATAATCTACACCTGTTGCAGTTGATAAAGATTCACTATAAATTTTTACACCAGGAACCACTCCCATGGAAGTGTTATCTAATGCTGTTGCAGTTGCAATACTTTCAGACTTAAAATTAATAGAAGAAGATGAGCCGCCTGCGACAGAAAAATCACCATTAACAACAAGTGTATTTGCCGCTCTCGTTCCATCCGCAAGTAAGTATTGGCTGTGATCGTCGTCTGCAAGGCCTGTCAGAGCGCCGTGGTCAGTGACTTGAGCCTCCCACGCACCAGTACTATTATTCCAGGTGGCAACCTGACCGGTAGCGGTCCCCGCCACGACATGAATGTCGTTATCCGCTGCGTGAGTTGCCGTTGTCCCAACGGGTTCGAAATCCGCTGCGTGATTGCCGTCTAGCGTGTCGGCGTCCAGCCCAGAGTCAGGCCCATCAACGGTTTTGATGGCTGTCAATATTTCCTGTGGTGTTTGATCTGCTGTAGCGTTGTCTTCTATGCCATCAAGCTTGGTTCCATCAACTGAGATATTTCTTCCATCAACGGTGCCCGAAACAGTTATGTCCCCGACAACATCAAGCTCAGATAATGGTGATGACTTACCTATGCCAACCTTGGCAAACTCTGCGGAACCACTTCCTGTTATTGCCCACCCAGTAGTTCCAGAAATATAGTTAGAAGATTTCAAAACTGTGGAAGAGCCATTCAAAGCTATCCATTGACCAGTAATCATTCCTGAGGTGATTTTAGATGCAGGGATAGATCCTATGTATTTACCATCTATCAGAATAGTATCACCAGACTTAACGATATTCGTCCAGTCACTTTTGTTACCTGAGGTGTCTACAGATCTCACCCTTCCGTAATAGGCTACTTTTTTATCTTTAGTGGTATTTTTATTTGTTGAAATAGTAAAAATATTAGAAGAACTAAACCCTGTTAAGAATGCGCTTTTCCCGATATAGTCAAATATTTTCAAATATCCGACATCACCTGCACCGTACAACGCACCCGGTGAACCCACAGCTAAGCGATTTCCACTTGAGGACAATGCTACAGACCAACCAAAATAATCGCCTGCTGCTTCGCCATCTATGTCGGATCCGACCTGAATCCAGTTCGATCCATCCCAGTCGAAAACTCTGACATGCCCGGAGTCAGTTCCGCTAACACCGTCATTGCTATCTGCTCCTATAGCTAACCGTGAACCATCAGATGATAAAGATATAGAATAACTAGCATAATCGCCTGCCGCTTCGCCATCGATATCGGATCCGACCTGAACCCAAGAAGTTCCATCCCAATCGAAAACTCTGACGTGACCAGAGTCAACTCCATTGCCATCATTATAGATAGCTCCGATAGCTAGACGTGACCCATCCGAAGATAAGGAAATATCAAAGCCAGAACGATCATATGCGGCTTCGCCATCTATGTCGGATCCGACCTGAATCCAGTTCGATCCATCCCAGTCGAAAACTCTGACGTGTCCGGAGTTAACACCGTTAATGCCATCATTTCTATCTGCTCCAACAGCTAACCGTCCACCATTAGAAGATAAAGCTAACCTTATTCCAAAATAATCGCCTGATGCTTCGCCATCGATATCGGACCCGACCTGAATCCAAGAAGTTCCATCCCAATCGAAAACTCTGACGTGACCAGAAGTAACTCCATTGCTGTCATTGTTAATGGCTCCCACAGCTAGCCGGTTTCCATCAGAAGATAAATCTACAGACCAACCAGACCAATCACCTGGAGCTTCGCCATCGATATCGTATCCGACTTGGACCCAGTTTGACTCATCCCAATCATATACTCTGACGTGACCAGAATTAGTACCATTGCCGTCATTGTAGGCTGCGCCTATAGCCAGACGGCTTCCGTCAGAAGACAAAGATACGGAAGAACCAAAATTATCACCCAAACTCTCGCCATCTATATCGGATCCCACCTGAATCCAAGAAGTTCCATCCCAATCGAAAACTCTGACGTGACCAGAAGTAACTCCATTGCCACCATTGTAAATAGCTCCCACAGCTAGCCGGTTTCCATCAGAAGATAAATCTACAGACCAACCAAAATAATCGTCTAGTTCCTCGCCATCAATATTTAATCCAACATGAGCCCAGTCATCTTCCACTTCTTGTTCATATTTTAAAATATAACTACCACCTGATAGTTCGACTTGATTTTCTTCATATATTTCGTATTCATATGTATATAAATCAATATCTGAAACAGGATCGAAATCAAACATAATACTTAGGAATGAGGCATCGATTGAAAGATTCCCAGGGACAGCTGGGATAGTGAGATCTTCCGGAACAGTAAACATTTTTGTATTTAAAAAATCAGAATTTACATTCATATCAGAGTTCTTGGCTCTAGCTGTTATAATGTATTTTTTGCCTGGTTTTAGATTTTGAAGTGTGAAAATTCTAGAATTTGAAACTTTAAGAAAATTAAAAGAAGACTCACTATAGAGTTCTTCTTTCGAAAGCTCCATATAAATATTTAAGTCAAATTCAGCTTTACTTAAATAAACTTTTGAAGAAGTTGACTTTATATTTTGGGTTGCAACCGACTTTATCTCCGCTATATAATCTCTATAAGAAAGAGAATCAACTGAATATATTAAGCTATTTCTTAATTCTGAGAAGGAATATAAGTCGACAACTTCTACTATCGCATCCTCTACATCGGTAAAATACTGATTAATTATTGGGTATATTGTAATCTCGACAGAACCATAATCAGGACCAGTGGTACCATATAGTTCAAGATTTGGTCCTGTGAATAACAAAGTTGATGTAGATCCCACCCTATTTGCATACCCGTTAGACCAGTCTAGATCAGGATTCAGGAAAGAAAAACCATAATAACCAGTATATGTATTTAATATTTCATATTTGCCTATGGTGTAGCCGCTAGGCGGCGTGGGATTTGAAATAATATATCTATCAGAAATCTCATCATAAATTACATTTTTTAAATTGTTATCCATATAATATATATGATATCTATTAGCAGTTGGTTCATCAGCCAAATGTTCCTCAGCTGCTTTAAAATATAGTCTACCATTACTTATAATTGAATCGACTAAATTATACCCCCCATCAACATCCTCATTATGATATACAACCTTATAAGAATAATCATTATTTACTAATTGTAAATCAGAATTTAAAATTTTATCTATGTTAAGACTAGATACATCAATAGACATCCAGTGACCTACGTTGATTGTTACCTTTGGTGTAAATCTTTTTATATACCTTCTAACAGAAGGACGTAAAGGTTCAACCGAATCAGGTGAATTATAATACGTAAACCAAGACATTTAATCTACTTCCTTATAAATTATATCAAAATCATATTTATTTATATCTTCATTATACCCTAACTCTATAATAAAATTAACATCTACCACTGGTACTCCACCATTAATTAAATCTGGCGAAAAATTAAACAATGTAAGCGAATCCAAATTAGTTGAGTTTTCCTCATAGTTGTCCCTAGCGTTATCCCAATCTATATCAGTAGATTTTATTTTCACAGAACCGTCTGCACCGGTGTGCGCATGGTCGCTAATGTCAACTCCATCAATCGTAACAAAATCATCAACACTTATATTTCCAGTTACTGTGCCGCCACCCCTAAGAAGATATTGAGGATGAGAATCCTCGCCGAGATCATCCAGATTAGAATGACTAGACTTAAGTGCATCATTTCTAGACGTATTAATAGCTACATTTCTAAATAAATCTGGATAATTCTTATTTCTAGAGTTCCTTATAACAGGCTGCTTGGGCGCGCCTTTAATAGATAATTGAGTCATGTAATTTGAATATTTTTTCTTTTCTCTAACCAAATTAAATACTGCATCTGCCCTATCTCTTATCATGGACATTCTTTCCATCATATCCATATATATGGATTTAAAATTAGATGTCAAAAAACTACTAGCCATAAACATTTCTTTATTTAAAGTAGGAAGATTTTTTGCTGATTCTGTTGTCGTAAAACTAAGATCTAAAGATTCTCCAATATCCTTTTCGTTAATTACAGCTGGTCTCAAATATCTATTATAAAATAAATCACAATTATCAACCATATCTCTTTTAAGTCCGTCTAGTAAATCTTGTATTTCTGAATCTATAGCATTTACTCGAATCGCAAAAAATGCTTGAAATTTCGCGGCTTCTGTTTTTGAGACTTTATCCAATTCGGTCGTTGGGATTGACTTTGGCTTCGATAAGATTGTCTCTGAGACCCTGCGTGTGTAATGTAGCGCCATTTTTGACCAGGAATCGTATTGTAATGCGATTTTTTGCTGTGATTCATTTTCATAAGATGCTCCAAAATCTTTTATTAAAGAGTTTTTAATACATGAATTTTCATTTTCAAAAAGTTTAATTAAGCTCCTAAAGTAAAATAGATAAGAAAAAGTAGTATGATTTATTGCTTCATAAAACTCCTTTAAAAAAGATCTACAAGCTGTTGATTGATACTTCTCGCAAAAGACAATCTGCTCAAAACAAATATAATCAGGTGGAGTAGTTTTGGTTATTTGATAATTTCCAGTTTCAGGATCGAAAGTCTCAGAATACACCCTGTCCGGGATATCCATATACTTAGATGCTTCTTGCCAAACCTTGTAATGAGCTGACTCAAGGTCTGGATCGATAAATGGTGATATTGTTATTTTTGATAATAAATCTTTTTCTATTTTCACCCTCATCATGTCAAGGGCTTTTTCTGAAACATTAAGCTGCTTTCTTATAGCATCAAGTGGCAGATTGTATGGCTGACGAACAAGAGTGGATGAGATAGCCCCTAAAGTACTGGTTCTTGAATCTTGTAGTATCCTTGTTGTTCCTGGCGATTCATAACTAGAATCCACAAACATGTAGTCTGCAAAAATTTCATTTTTATCTGATGGGAAAAAGTCTTTTTTATCTTCCATAATTCACCTAAAACGTAGATCTCTTAAAACTAGTACCTTTAGATCCTCTTTTTCTAAATGTAGCACCGGCTGTAGCTGATACCGCTGCTGCTCTTTTCCCTACTTGCTCAACTTCATCATCTGAAAGATTTGATGTAGGAATATAAAATTTATTAGAGAAAGTACTTGTCTCACTGGTGTAGTTGATCCTATTTAGATCTCCATAATTATCAGATACAGCAAGCAGTGCTAACATAAGCGCATCATGCGCATGATCCATTGCAGAGCCGCCAGCTTCAAAGACAGGCCTTCCTGTAGCTGTTGTTCTAACAACAACATATGAAATAAGCTGCATATATAGTTCTTCATCTGAAGACGGAAAACATATTTCCTCTCTTTCAAGATATTGTCTAAGATTGTCCACCATGTACGGCTTTATTTCTTTTTTAACCATAAGTTTTGTATATGGATCTCTAACTTCTATACTTTCCCCAAAACCTATTCCCTTAACCCTTTCTCTAAGTTTAGAATTAGGATTTTCCACTCCATACTTTCTCAAAAGCTCCACTTGGACCTCGCCAAAACCTCTATCAACATAAATATGTTTTGGTTTAAAAATATCATTTAACTCTATGATACGATCAACCCCACGAGTTAAAGTGTATTCAGACTTACTAATCTCTTCCCTGTAGCAAAGTTTAACCTTCCCTCTAGTTGCTTCATCTTCATAGTTATCTGCACAAACTTCTAATACAACTATATTTGTCCCAGCTCCATACTTATCCCAATCAACGCCTATTACATGAAAAGACCTAGCTGACGTTATTTGTGGAATATAATCCCATGCCGGGTCTACAAATGCTCTATCAACAAACTTTCTAGGGTAAACACCTTCAGAATCTTCACCCCAATCAGCCTCTATTTCATGACGATATCCCGAAGAGGAATATTGCTCCCTAAACTCTTCTTCTTGTTCTTTACTGAAAAACGGATTACAATTATGAACCAAAAGTCCATTTGCTATATATGAGTTAGTATCTTCTACTTCAAAATTATACACTAACCCAGAATACTTAATTGATTCTTTGGACTTCAAAAGAAGGGCAAATTCAGAATTTGACATCTTCTTTTTGCCCAATAACTTTACGTCTTTATTTAGTGACCATTGGACTGCGTACGATTTAGATGTCGAATAATAACCATATCTTTTATTGATCCTACATGTTTTTTCTGGCGTTACAGAAATACTTGGATAGTTTCCGTTAACTCTTGTGCACAATATCTGAATTTGCTTTGATAATTTTTTAGAAGAAGTTCTAAATACTATTTCATTATTTTTATTAAAATATCCGTCACCTTTTGCATATGATTTAAGTAGGAGATTTTGGAAATCGACAGGTGCTTGCATGATTAAATGACTTAACTCTTTTGCTGTTGATCCACGCCCAGCTAGAAAATCCATCAATAAAGATAGAGGGCCATTATGGACCCTTAGGCATACTGCGCGGCTATCTTTTCTGTACGTTAAGTTAATCTTTCCGGCAGAAAGATCATCTAAAGCGGTTTGTATTTCTTTAATGTATTCAGACTCATCACTATTCAGCGTCCAGCCCGTAATTCTATATCTAGAATAATTATCTAGAGATTCCAAATGCCCCTCTGCCAAATACCAGCCAACTAAAGTTGCAAGAGAGCTATCTAAATTTACAAACCTTGGAAAATCATTTATAAATTTTCTACCTTTAGAATTTATTTTTTTAAACTGAACCCTTCCTGAAGAAGATTCAATTAATTTACCAGGAAATAATTCCATCATATCAAGCGCTTGTTTATTCACTTCTGCATTAAAAATGGACCTAAGAAGATGACCAGAGTTTTGATTTCTAAACTTTATTGGCTCCAAATTCGTTGCTTCAATCCAGTCCCATTTGTATTCTTTTTGTCTTCTTATTTTTTTCGTAGCACTAAATGGATGCTCTCCTGTAACCAAAAGGTCAGATGAATCCCCATATGTCTTAATATTAAAAATGTCCCCATCAAATTGTCTTTCAAAAGTTCTTAAGACTTTTTTTGACCCTTGTTCTGTCAAAACTTGATCTCCAACACTAATCTCATTAATATATTTAAAGCTTCCATCACACATAGTTATTAAGGTAGATGGATCAAAGCAATACGAAGGAAACCAAAACTCTTGAAATCTTTCCGATCTACACCATTCCCAAAACCTTTCTCTGCGACCAGTGGGGGTAGAAGCGCCCATAAGAACTTTATCTGGCTGGTCCTCTGCTGTTTTTTGTAGCATGGCATACAGAGCATCTAGGTCACCAGAATGCATGTAATCCATCTCGTCAAGAATGATTAAATGAGCTTCTTGACCACGAGCAACATCACTATTACCAGTTACGTGAACTAGTCCATTGTGCCTTGTAACAAAATAACCAGTATTAGGTACAGTTACGCAATATACTTTTCCTTTATAATGAATCTTTTTTAAATTTTCTTTAGAAAGAATTGATTTAGTTTTCGGATATGCAGAAACTATCCAATGTCGATTTGGTTTTCCGCCCTTAACTGGAGTGTATAAAATATTTTTTTCTCTAATATTAGCCCTAAGTCCGAGTCTTACAGCGATTTCCTGCACATCAGAAGCAAGCTGATAAGAGGAACTGCTATATTCCCATCCATCTCTTCTAATCCATCCGTCTCCACCCAAAAGACCATCAAGTAAACCCTGTAAATTTTTTTCCGTCATTAATTCCCTCGGAATACACTTGTTATAAGCATTCGTTCCAGAAAAAATTGGAGGTTTCCATTTTATTCTTATTTCTTTTTTGGGACTTGTATAATGAATGCCAAGATTTTTTGCTAATTCACATATTCTTTCTCTTCCATAAGTTTTCGATTGAGATATTCTAGACATCTTTCCTATGTACCCAGATCCTTCTGATAGCCACCAACCCCAAATTTCTAATTCTTCTCTAGAAAATACATCAGTTGATGACTTAACTGGATTTACTGATCCTGTTGGAACATAATAGTCTTTTAGGTTATTTGCTTCAACATCTTTCCACTTTGAACCAGGAGCCCTTGTTTTTACTGCTAGCTTATGATTGGTTGTCACATTAAATGAAACCTGTTGACCATCATGAATAATTAATTTATCATTATGATCATATTCCCAAAAATTATTTACAGTATCCCAAAAATATTGGTCTTCTTTCCAAGAAAGTATTTGCTCTCCCACTTTAACATCTGCAATACTTTTCCATCCATTCTCACTTAGAACTTCATGATCTGGAGTGAGACACTTTCCGCCACTGCGCATACCAGATGTGAAGAACCTGATAGTGGACCCGTTCGAAAACTGAATCATAAACTGAGGACTAGTAACTTTTCTCGTTATAGAATTCATAACAACATCATTTTTTTGAGCTATTCTCAATATCTCCTGATAGATTAACTCAACATGAGTTTTCATAGGCGCGACAACTAAAGACCTACCATCTTTTCTTGTATAAGAATAGTGCAGCAGTTGGATAGCCATAGAGAAAGTTTTTCCGAGACGACGACCAGCCCTCAAAACCTTTCTCAGAGATGGGTCTCTAAGAATCAGTATCTGATAAACTCTAGGATTCACACCTAGGAAATTTCTAGCCCACGTTACGCTATCCTTAGCTACATGAAGCTGTCTCTGTGTCTCTGTGCTAATTCCTGCCGCCAGCAATTCTTTATCAACCTCAAAAGGTTCATCAATAAGAAGCGCTAACTCTTTATTTGTAATTTTCCTTGACTGAACTGGACTGCCATCGCTCCATGTTAAGTGAGACAGCTTATTCTCAAAAACCCACTCAATTCTATTAACTTGCTTTATAAGCTCGGGATCTTGTGCACGAATTATCTCTAAAAGGTCTTCGCGAGAAAGTCTTTCTAATGAAGATCTAAAATCTTTTGTTTTACTAAAAACACTCATATTAGATCACCCAAAGTGTGCAGCCATCATGCCTGCTTCGGATCCTAGCACACTTCTGGCATTTAATCTAGAATTTTGTATAGCCATAACACCTCTAGCGCGAGAAGTAGCTGCAATTTCGTTGTCTCTATACCCCATCCCAAAAGCTGGTTTATATATTGAACCCTGGAAAGACTTCATAGCATCTTTTGCCAGATCGATACCATTGGCAACACCTTGACCAGCTAACTTACCAACATCATAAGCCATCATCACCCATCCTACTGGTCCTGCAAATTTGGCTGCTGTTTGCACACCCCTAGCTGCCATAAATCTAGCACCTCCGTGCATAGCCACCTGTGTTCCTTTCCTTAGCCCAATTTTTTCGGCCCCGACTAACATCGCTCTGGATTCTGCAGTTCCGAAACCAGACCTTGCAGCTGCTTTCATAAATTCAAGTTCAGCGGTTTTTGCACTCATCTTCACTGATGTACTCATTCCTCCATACCCAGTGCTTCGACCATATCCAGCTGCACCTCTGAAATAGCCACCAATTCCCTGCATTGATTCTGTTGCAAGTCCTGAAACTAGAGCATTCCCTCTGATGCCAACTTGACCAACTGTCTGCCCAGACTGTTCCATCAGCCTGCCAGAAGCGGAAATGTTTATATCATTAAATGGTGTGTAACTATTTGGAAGAAACTGACCACCTTTATATACTTTATTGTTTACGTTAATAGTTCTTCCGGCAACGACTCTATTCTGAGCGCCCGCAGCACTTCCGGTTGGCAGCGAGTTTGATACCATAGATGGATTATTCATTCTTAACAATGCTTCCGTTGAACTATCAACTGCGCCTAGCTTAGCACTTATTCTTTTTATTGTTCTTGTATCCCCTTTTTGAACTGCTTTGAGCATCTTTTTTTCTAAAGCATCAACTCGTGATGTAGCCTGCAGTGAAGAAAAAAAACCTGGAGCAAAAGGATTATCTACATCATCTCCTATCCCCAGCATTTTTCTAAGCCGAGGCCCTGTACGCTTTCCATTAACAGCTGCTTTCATCATACTTGTAGTAAAACCAGCTGGAGTATACCTATTTTGTGATAAAGGAGAAAATATAGAAAGGTCTGAATATTGACCACTCACCAAAGACCTGGGGTTTAAGTTTCTAAGAAATGGTTTAACTATTGGATTATAATCAGTTCTACCACCAACCAGAGTTCTCCCTGCCCTTGTTAAGTCATCTAAGGTTCCTTTTCTGGATGAAAAATTATATATTTCATCCGCCGTTCCGGACTTAAAGCCGGAGAATCTAAGCTTAGAGGCATCATAACCGCCATACATCATAGTACTAGATCCACGTGTACCCTGCAGTAGGGCCGCATGGATAAACCCCGGCATGGAGTCGGATATAGCTTCTATAGCTCCGGGAGGCCCAGTGCCTGGGGCAGACCCATCGTAAGGCATGTATCTACCAGTAAAAGGGTCTAACGGCATTACATTCCACCTCTTGTGTTATGCATGCCGAAAACTATATCCCCAGTTGCCCTTGTTACAGCAGATATGCTAGCTGAAGAATTCCTAGCTCTTTCAGAAAATACAGATTCGTTCATCCATTCATCACCAGATTGCCGTTTCGCAGCTTCGCCAGATGAATACATCCCAGATGCTGGTATGCCTGCCCCTACAGCGCCGCCTCCCACGACTGCCGACATGCCTAATCCCATTTTTCTCGCTGCTCCTCTCCTGCCTTGGAAAATAGCTTTTGAACCAAACTTTTTGCTGCCCATTGCTGCTGCACCGATGCCAATGGCGGTGCCGATCACGCCTCCAGTCATAACCGTATTGGCGGCGGTGCCCCCACCTTGTTCATACGCACCAGTCCCGATAATGTCACTACTAGTGCTAGCCAACAGTCCGCCCAAAGCTCCACCCATAGCACTTCCTGCTATAAACCTAGCATCTAAGTCCCTTCCTGTAAAAGCGACATCTGCATCTGGGCTTCCTAAGCTAATGTCCAACATCGCCTCTTTAGTTGTAGGGCCGACTGCGCTAGCAAATCCGACACCAGCTGCAGCCAACCCTGCCCCAACCTTTAGGGCGGTATTGTCCATAGTTTTCGGCATGCCGGTAAAGGATCTGTAGCCAGATTGAGCGGTTTTAAAGGCCTGTCTACCGACTATCGAGCCTACTGACATAGTAGACAACAGGGCTTCCTTGGAAACTGCTTTAGAACCAAACCTCGCTGCTCTACCTAGAGTATTGATAATTGCCATTTTTAAAAAGCTCCATTAAAAAGATGATTATTTTTTCCATTTGACATGTTTGTGTGATTTATTTTTCTATTATTTAAATCATTAACTATAGGAGTCGTTGACATAGGGTCTAGCCTAGATGGTCCTGACAAACTATATGATTCACCTAATGAATATTTATTCATTCTATCCTCATAAGGCTGCTCTTCTAGTGTTTCGTCATATGCAGATCTTTCTTGGCGTTTCCCATAGCTATAGTAACCGAACCCAGCTACTGCTGCAATTCCGAGTCCTATAAGTCCTTTTTTCTTATATTTTGTATAAAACTCCTCCGCTTTATACAGGTTACCGCCGCTAACAGAAGTGGAAATTTTTTTACTTACAGCTCTTCCCAGCTCTGGTGATTCATCTATCCTCTCAGCGAGGTCGCCAACTACTCTTAGATAATTTGAATCAGTATCTTTAACCAGTTGTTTTGCTTCATCGCCCATTCTTTCTAAAACTTCTGCGTCTCTAACAGGGGCTAAAACGCCTACAGACCCCTGATCTGTGTCTATATCAGAAGTTAATATTCTACTAGTTCTTGATCCAGAAATTACATCAGAAGATGTATCTATACCGATTCTCTTAAAATCTTGTTCCAGCTCCAAGGTCTGGGGTTCATCAATATCAAGATTACCTATTACTATTCCATCATTCATTTTTTCTGTTACAGAATTTATAGCTTCTTGCATTGCGTCTTGTGCCGCTTGTGCAGTCTGGCCTGGTCCAATTTTTGCTTCTACAGCTGCTATAGTCCCCTTTAAAGCTGGGCCTAATTCTTCGTCTACAGAAAGATTTAACAAACTCCTAACTTCGTCTACGTCGTTAAAAATATTTAAAAGATGTTCTGCTACAGCTCTTGATTCATCATGGTTTAGATTTCTAGCTGTATTCCAAACTACGTTAACACCTCTTCCAATATCATCAGGTTCTGCTGATCTCCTAATATCACCAAAAGAAAAACCTACATCATTTAGAGAAACTCTTCCATCCAACATAACCTTTTCTAGTGCCACATCACCTGCATCCACAGCTTTTCTTACAGCTTCTTCTACGATTTGAAGAGGTATAATCAATTTATTGGACAATCCAGAAGATTCCTCTAACATGTTTCTAACATTATATTTCGTCCCAGATTTAAAATATGTCAAACCCATTTCAATCAAATCCTCAGCTCTAGATGCAAATCTCAAGTCACGAGGTGCTACCTGTGATGAGGGAGGATTAATAGCTGCTCTTTCAACAGCTTTACCTAATCCAGATGTATGCTTAGCTAAAATTGTTGAAACAACTCTCTCTTCTGGATCACTGACATATCCATACCCTATATTCGCAAAATTATTTGCAACCTGCTCTACCGCTTCATCTCTATACCTTCCAAGACCTGATTTAAAAAATCTAGGCCTAACGATGTGACCAAAACCGGGAGGACTTGCTTTAGATGTTCCAAATGTTTCATACACTCCGCCTAAAGCAGAGAGAATGTCGTCATCATTTAGGGCATCCTTGCTAACCGTAGCGGCCCTCCTACCAATATTGATTAAATCAAGATTTTGTATTCTATCCATTTTTGAAGCAGTTCCGTAATTTATGCCAGTTCTTACCACCGACTCTACAGCAGATTGGTCGCCTGCCCTAGCATCTGCTAAATTCTGCCTAATGAGATCTTTGATATTATCCTGTGTCAAACCATATCTATATTCGAGCTCATCTGAATCAATAACCCTTGGAGCCACCGTTGTGGAAAATCTTTCTACATCTTTTGCTTCATACAGTTGAAATTTTCCTGTTTCTTTATCGAAAGCAAAAACTCCTGTTACAGATTGCCTTTGACGAGTAAACACACGTGTTCTTTGATTACGATATAAACTTCTACCTCTACTGTCCGTTATATACTCAATTGGCTCTTCTATCGTTGATTCTATTGCGACTCTCTGAAGCATTGTGTCTTTTTCGTAAATACTCCTAAACACAAGATCGCTCATCTGCTGGACATTTGCTATATCTGTTGTCGCATTGATTGCACTAGATCTGCGAATTACATTTCTTGCCCTATTTATTTCAGCGTTATTTAAGTAGCTGTGTTGAACTTGTACTGCTGAACTTAAAATATTCCTACGCTCAATCTCATCAAGACTAAGCTCCCCACTATCCATATACCTTCTTATATAATCTTCTATTATTACGTCCATAGATGCAATATGGGAGCCACTATGTATTTCATTAAAAACTTCTGGAGCGTCACGCCTAATAAGGTCGAGTAGATTAGTGTTGTCAGCGACTTGTGTAACACCAGCATATTTTAATCCTTGACCTGTCTCAGCTGGCATTCCCGCAGACCTGCCATATAGAATTCTTTGAAATCTTCTAGAAGCTTCAAAAGAATCATCAAATATTTCAGGATTTTCATTTCTCATAATTTCAATAGCCTGCTGCTGGAGGTAATTACTAACACTTAGAAGCTGATCACTTATAAATCCCTCTTGATTGAGCTTGCCCCTAAATATTTCCAACTGGCTCATTAATCCTTGATGTTGTTTAGACCCATCAATACTATCTATAGTTTCCAGAAGCTTAGATATGTCAAATCTAGCATTGTATGTAACAACCGTATCAGCGGTATTCAATTCTGTCAGGAGACCCTCTAAGGCGTCTAACATCTCAGGATTAGACCTAGCTATAACACTTCCGGGTCCTTGACCTATTTCTCTTTGAATTAAGAAATCTGAAACTTTTTGTGTAGCACCGCTTTGCGTAGTTACGGTTTGACCGTGCAAAGCGTCTACGTCTAGAAATACGTTAGATACAACATTGGGCCTAACCGGAGTCCCGTCTGGATTGATTGACTGCCCAGCTGCATTAACCATTTCTCCAGCGCTATTCATGTAGCTCTCTGAAACTGCCAGTGTTCTAGCGACAGACCTCGCATCTACACCAGTGGTCTCAATATCAAGTGTTAAAACTTTTTTTATCGCCCCTGATGCTGGACGTATAACACCGCCACTACCAGCAAGCGCAGATTCAATTTGAGCAGAACTCATTACTTTTCCGCCAAAACCTATAAATTCAAAATTTTCTGGTCTGCTATTTGGGTTTATAGTAAGATTTAACCTGCTTAATAAAACTTGAACCGGATGTACAAATTCTCCTCCTTGATTTGTCGCATCGACTAAATAACGCATAGATCCAGTATACGGATTAGAGGATGGAACCGAAACGGTTGGAGGGCCATTATTAATTAGCGCAGGAAGATTAATTATTTTTCTTTTAAATTTTTCTTGAAGTTTTCTTCTAGTTTTACTATCCGTTATTAAAGAAAAATCTAATCCTTTTGATAGAATATCTTGATTAATTTCCTCAATAGTCGAATACGCAATATTTCTTCCCATGTTACTCTGCATGACTGCTTCTGTAAATTCTTGCTCAAAATTTCTATACATTCTTAAAAAGTAGTCTGAGCTTGACATTGCTGGATCAGGACTTGCATATATAGATTCTATATTAGGCAAAGTTAACGGAGTACTCACTGACCCTACACGGCCTCCGAGTTTAGAAATTAAAGTTCCATAAACTTCATCAATTCTCATATTGTTACTTTTCTATTTCTTTTAAAGGAATGTCATCATCTTCAACTATATCTATATATTCATCTATATCGTATATACCAAGTTTTTGTTTTAAAAGTTTTTCTCTCTGCAGTTCTATACTTTGAACTTTATCTATAATATCTGATATTGCCTGTGCACTATCTATTTGTGCTTGACCCATTTTTGCCTTAGCTTCACGAGTTGCTAATAGTTGATTTCTCAAATCTTTTCTTCTTTTATGAAGCCTATCCTCTAGATCAACTGCAAGGTGTAGCTCTTTTTTAAGGATAGGTTGACCATCTTGATCTACACCTATAACGTTCTCTTGAATAAAGTGCTCTTTTGCTAATAGTTTAGTTTTTCGCATGTATTGAACTTCTTGATCCACCAAATCCCTGACCATTGACACTTCAACAAGATTATCTGAATGAACATCTAGCTGCTCCATATACTCTGAAGTAAACTGTGCAACTATAGACATTTCCAATGGGCAAGGATTACCCCTTGGAGCTAAGCTTTCTTTAAGAAGAGGACAAGTAGAAGCAAATACACATTTTTCAGCTTCGCAATTCATTGGTATAGAAGAAAACATAGACGTTCTTGTTTTTTGTGGCCTTATAAGTTCTGCCGCTTTTTTCTTGTCTTCAGAATTCCAAGAATCAGGAAAAAACAAATCTGGTCTAAGAGATTCAAATTCTTTCATAAACTGATTTTTATTTACGTTATCTAATTCACTCACAATATCATCCATTCACTACGCGTTTCACCAGTTGAGTAATAGAAAAACACTTCCACACTACTGCAAGATGGACAGTGTTCATCTCTAACCAGGCATGACTTACTGAAGTCATAATATTCACTTACTAACTCTCTAACACTGTTACATCTAGGGCAAGTCATCTATAATCTTATTCAAGGCTGTCTGCAATTTATCAGTTATCTTGGGGTTCGAATTAATTGTAAAGATAGATATGTCTCTAATTTCCTCTACGGTTAGGTAGCTGCATATCATGTATCTCGAACCCTTGCAAAGTTCACAATATGAATCCTCTTTAAGTTGCGTGCAGTTACATTTTTCTATTATACCCAACATTTCCAGGACATTAGCTATTTCGTGCCACCTGGATTTAAACAGTTTCTTTGTCTGCTCTTTATATGCTCTAAGCTTTTGCTGGTCATCACTTAAAAGAGTTCCCATATCTAGAGAGTGTTTCATTAAATCATTTATAGTTTTATATAAATAATTAGCTAATTGAAAATTTTCATTATTATCTAAATACTTTTTCCACTGATTCATTAATCTATCCTAAAAATTATATAAAGCTTGTGTACTAGACATAGGCTGCTGCTGCTGAATTTGTCGCCTATTTCTATTTCTTCCCATTGCCATTGCCCCAATGGCTACTGTACCTCCTGCTGCGATACCCATTTTCACCTTATTAGACAAGTGCATGCTACCTAATTGATTATTGTTAAAGCTTGGATTTACAGCCCTTGCACCAGTAACACCAGTTCCTGACGTAGGACGAGATGAAGGTGTCCCCCCTGGTAATCTTGATGTAGCTGATCTTATGCTAGCGTTCATTGAACCAGCCATTTGGCGAACACCACTCTGTCCAGCGCTCGCAGCGCTGCCGATTGCTGAGCCCATAGAGCTTAAAGCTGGACCGACTTGTCGAGCGAGCCCAGAAGCTGAAGATCCCAATAGTCTACCTCCAGAAGCTATTCTTCCACCTAAGCCTCTACTAGCCCCCGAAACGGCTCCACCCATGGTGTTAAAAGCGCTACTGACGCCCCTGCCTAAGCCTCTACTAGCCCCCGAAACGGCTCCACCCATGGTGTTAAAAGCGCTACTGACGCCCCTGCCTAAGCCTCTACTAGCCCCCGAAACGGCTCCACCCATGGTGTTAAAAGCGCTACTGACGCGCCTGCCCATGTTGCCGACTCTACGCCCAGTCGACCGTACGGTCCGAGCACCTGCCCCTACCACCCTGCCAGCGTCATAGGACATAGACCTTGTAAAAAGTGGAGTATTTCGAGGCTGTCCAACTATTGGCATCCTTGCCGTCGGCAGATCATCAACACTTGAGATATGTGTGCTTGGCGATATGGGAACCCGCGCCTTATTGGCTATTTCAGGAATTGCCCTAGCTGAAGAACTTCCACTTGAAACACCTGCGAGACCAACCAGACTCTGAAGTCCGCCAGACGCCGTTCTTGCAATATCATCTTCAAAATCAAATCCCCTTTTAACCGGAGGGGTCACACTCGGCATTCTGAGCTGGTTGTCAAAAAAGGATACTACTTTCATTTCCTTTGTTCGAGCAAATTCGTCAAAACCACCAGGTAAAGCCTTTCCAATTTGTTTTATAATCACTCTGCACCAACTTAATAGACTTTTATGAGTATCTTCCAGATCCCATTGGAGATACTATGGGGCTATTCGCAGTTCGACGTATATTATTTCCAAAGGATGCTGTTCTAGACTGGTTAGATTTAGGATTTGCAGTTATAGCTCCACCCGCAATAATACCTCCGCCTGTTGCCATTCTTTTCTTGCCCATTCTTAAAAGTTCTGCGTCTCTAGCTTGTTTACGTGCACTATTGGCAGCTGATATTCTAGCTGCTGTAGCTGTACTAAAATTTCCACCTTGACCTAAGTGATAGGTGGAACTATTTCTGGCTTGTCTAGCTGCAGCTGCGCCAGCCGCTGATGCCCTAGAATTACCACGACCTAGACCACCTACCATCCTTGTGCCTCGATTTATGGCGCCTTTGACTGATCCAATATTCATAATTTCAGAACCTGTACATTCCTGTCGGGCGAGATGGGCCAGCCTTATCTATACCCCTACCTCTACGTCCGTTAGCAACGTATCCTGCCGTACCCATTCCGCCAACGACCATAGCACCAGTTTTCATTGGCTTATTGCGTCCATACCTAACTACGCTTGCAGCGGCGTTTTTGCCCTGGCTAGCCAGTCCAGCCATTCGTGGAATTCCTCTCATGATCATTCACCATCCTCTGTACTGTTTTTAGTGTTTTGATTAGATTTTTTTATAGGTTTTTTAATATCAAATAAAAATTCACTATTTTTATAATCCACATAAAAAATAGTACCTTTTGGAATAGGGTTTGCAACTATAGATTGCGCTAATTTAGATTCTATTGACTCTCTTCTAATTTGTGAAATGCCTCTAGCACCTTTGATACTGTCAATTCCAAGCTCTATAAGACCATCTATTACATTATCGGTATATTCAAGACCGAGTCCCTTTTTTGTTAACTTTTTAGCTATAACAGACATTTCTAATTCAGCTATTTTTATGCAGTCATCTTTTGACAAATGATTAAATACAACAATTTTATCTATTCTATTAATAAATTCTGGTTTAAAATACTTTTCTATAGCTTCATGCGTCCTTTTTTCGACTATCGATCTGCTCGGCATGTGTGTTGTTCTTCTGGAGAAGTCTATTTTTGCGTTAAAACCTACTCCTATAGACGTCGCATCTTTAACAACTTTATCATTCCCCAAGTTTGTTGTCATAACTATTATTGATTTCGTGAAATCAACCTCATCACCTTTATTATCGGTTACGATTCCTTCATCAAATATTCTTAAGAACGTATTCCACATATCCTCATGGGCTTTTTCTACTTCGTCTAACAGAAGTACTGTGTAGGGGTTCTTTTTTATCTGATTAGTTAGCTGCCCACCTTCATCATGTCCAACATATCCTGGTGGGGATCCAAGAAGTTTTTGATTTTCATGTTTATGCTGAAATTCTCCGCAGTCAATGCGGACCATTCTACTTGATGCTCCATATAGATACGTGTGTAATGTTTGAGCAAGGTGTGTCTTCCCCACCCCAGATGAACCCGCAAACAAAAAAACCCCAAGAGGACTATTCTCGTCATGTAGGTCAGCTTGCGATCTGCATAAAGTGGATACAATTGTTTCTATTGCGTGATCCTGTCCTATAACATTGTTTTTTAAATAGTTTTCTAATCCAAGAAATTTTTGTTTTGTTATTTTCTTATTATCTTTTAATGGCTTTAGCTGTTTACGGACAGTTGAATTAGATCTTTCTATAAATTCTCTAACTTGATCTATATCGCCATGATTATGGTGGTCATCTATAATGTCTAATATTTCTGGAGCCCCTGAGTAAGCCCTGTCTATCCAGTACTCGATATCTAAACTGGGGTTCAGCATTACACATCCAGAATATATTGCTTCTATAGCTTTTTCTGCGGATGTCCTAGACATTAGAGATAAGGACTGAGCGACATCTGTATTTAAATTGAAAACATAATTTTGTAGTATTTTCTTTTTAAGATTATCTTTCTTCAATCTTTTATTTTTATCCATAAATTCTTCAACGTCACTCGGTAATAGAACTTTAAATTTCACATTAGTGCCGAGTTCTGGAATAAATATAGAATATATTTGCATATAGTCGCCTCTCTGACCGTATATAAGTATATAGTATAATATTATATATATAACTATATATATAATATCTTATATATTAATATATAGTATATAGTAAGGGGGGGGAGGGGGGAAGGGGGGCGTATTACCAGCTTATCATGCCTGTCAACTAGATGCAATCTTCTATCGAAGGATGATCCTCAATGCAGGGTCCTATAAAGCTCCAAAATACTAAAAGATCGTAAGGTGTGTTAAATCTTTTATCTAGGAGGTATAATGCTAGCTGGAGATATTCTCGATCTTGTTCACACTTGCTCATGGGTAGCTCCTTGGTATATAATGCATTTCGTTAATTATAACACAGAAAACATAGTGGAGAAAATGGACAACGAACTTCAATCAATAGCAGAAACGATTCATGAAAATTTTATGGATATGTATCATTCTTGTATAATCGCTTCTGAGGAATCATTTCCTGATAGCGAACAGGCAACGCTAAAATTAATGAGATCTCTAGCGTTAGAAACTTCTAACATGCAAGAAGTCTTTAATGATATTCTTCATGAATACATATCCGAGATAAGGGCAGAAACTAATCAGGGTGAATTATTTGATGTCTGAGGATATAGAAACTGGAGCAAAAGCTCTTGAGGTCACAATTGCCCAGCTCCATAAACAGTACGGGTCTGGCTCAGTCATGAGACTAGGTTCAACAAATGTGAAACCTTGGGCATCTGTTTCAACAGGAGCACTGACATTGGATAACGCTCTTGGTATTGGCGGATTCCCTAGGGGTCGTGTTGTGGAGATATTCGGACCAGAATCATCCGGTAAATCCACGATAGCTTTAACTACAGTCGCTAAAGCTCAACAGATGGGCCTAACATGCGCTTACATCGATGCTGAGCATGCCCTAGACCCGGTTTACATGCAAGCTGTAGGAATAAACCTAGATAATCTATTATTAGCTCAGCCAGATTATGGAGAGCAAGGTTTAGATATAGCCGATCGTCTTCTTAGAACTGGTCAGATTGGTGTAATAGTAATTGACTCTGTTGCTGCCCTGGTTCCTAAGGCTGAGTTAGATGGCGAGATGGAACAGGCTCATATGGGTCTACAAGCTAGGATGATGGCAAAAGCGCTACGCAAAATGACAGGACTAGCAGCTCAGCATAACACGCTAATTATATTCATTAACCAATTAAGGAATAAAATAGGCGTAATGTTTGGTAACCCGGAAACAACACCAGGAGGGATGTCTTTAAAATTCTACTCTTCTGTGCGCATAGATGTTCGCAAACGGGAAGACCTAAAAGACAAACAAGGCAACCCTAGCGGTATAGGTGTGAAGGTTAAGATTATCAAGAATAAAATGGCACCGCCTATGAAAGTAGTGGAATTTAATATCAACTATGCTCAAGGCATAGACGAGTACGGATGTCTTTTCGATGTTGCCCTGTCTAAAGGCATTTTCAGTCAAAAAGGTTCATGGGTTTACTATGAAGGTGAAAATTACGCACAAGGTAGAGATAACGCTATAGAAAAGTTAAAAGAAGATTTAGAGCTTATAAAGATTATTAAAGGTGAGAATGATGGAATCGAACATTTATCAGATGATGATCTGTGAAGATTGTCCGTATCCTCCTAATTTTATTACAGTTACTAAACCTGGTAGTGACGGAGAAATTCGGCGCTGCGTCACATGCCGAGAATGTGGTGACTACTGGGAAGAACCAGAAAGTTCAACTCCTTCCGTTTAATTTGAATTTTTTTTATTTTTTGTTACTATAGAACCATGCTGTATGATCAAGATGATGATGATTTTAGTTTAAGTGAAGAACAATTTCAGATTTTTAAAAAAATATTGTCTATATTCAATAATCATTTTGATACAGATTTAGATGAAATTCTACAGTTTACCCATAATGTGTCGTCAACAAATGAAGAAAAGTTTGTTACGATTCACCCATCAAAAGATGGCGATATTGTTTTGAGTGTTCTAACACCAGAACAGCTAGATATGGTTCTTAGTATATGTGAGTTTTCTAATAGGTCTATAGAACATGTTATTCCGGAATTAGCTGAAGAAGGTGACATACCAACTATAAGCGTAAACCCGAAAGAATTTTAGAAATAAAATTTAGTATATACTTTTTTTTCAAGCTCATCTGTTAAGACGGTACCTGGTAAAAGAATCGGGTACCGTCTTTTTCTGTTTTTGAACATGTTTAAAATTTTAGACATTTTATTTCACTCCTTTTTAGTGTTAAATCATATGTTTAGTAGAAGCTACTACGATTAAACAAAATGTGAAAATCGCCACACAAACAAAGATACGGGCCCCGATTTGGAACCCGTATCTTTGCTTATTGGAGGGATGTATCAATGAACATCCACTATTGTATCAGTTTTTAATTTTTGTTTCAATTAGTTTTAAATTATTTTATCTGATATCAGTAGTCGTAACCAGCTTCGTACCCCATATCGTCATAAATTGACTCTACGTGAGAAGCGTAGGCTGACACAAGATTGTCAGACCCATAATAGTCCATCTCAGAGAACCATTGTAAACAATCAGGACATCTTAGAGTGGAAAAGGCGATTTCATCAGAAACTGTGAATTCGCTACCACATTTTGGACAGTCCGTGTATGCAACCATTGTTACTCCCTTGTGTAATTAGGCATTTGTTGTAAGCCACTTCCCTGTATTGGGAAGCTCTCGTATTATTACCACCCTTTGTTCTGTATTGCAACCCTTTGTGGGATATTTCTTTGTAGAACTTCTGTATGGGTGGAAAGTGAATAGTACAGGCATTGTGCGGCGGATCCAATATATCAACATGTAAAAACATGTATAAAATTCTTTATACCAGGAAAATTAGGGAAAAAAATAATGAGATGAAAGGCTTTTTGTATAAACCTATATAAAAGTATAAAAAAGACTAATACCAGTAAAAAATAGGAAAAAATATAGGGAGGGTATAGTGAGTGTATACGTGTGCACTCAGGCTCCAACGTGCCCACCCGGGCATGGGGGTAGCCGTACTCAGAGACAGTAACCGCAAACAGAGCGAATCAGACTGTCTCTTCCATGTCAACGCAAACACAGCGAATTGAGGAATATCATGAGCAAGTTCGTCGGAAATCATTTGATCGACTGCTTCGGGAATGATCTCCCGGAGGAAGATCGGGTCAAGGGGGAGTTCATCCACCACAACGGAAGCATGGTTTGGATCCAGTCCCCGACCGGGGGTGAGAGCGACACGCTCACCTTCATCCACCGGGTCGAGCCCGCCACTGCGGCGTGGATCAACCGCCATTATGAAGGTCAGATCGTGGAAATCCGCATCACCCGCCACCTCACGGTGGATGGATGGTGGGAGAGCTGCACGATCCATGGAGTGAGCGTGCACTCCATCTGATCAACCCGGGACACCCCTGGGGACTTCGGTCCCTGGGGGTGTCCCTTTTATTCTTTATGAATAGAACAGAAAGGAGGTGAAACAATGAATAAGCAATTCGAAGGCACGAAGTTCTTCGATTTGGTCAGGGGAATTCTCCTGGCCGAAGAGGAGGGCCGAGTGATCTGGTCCGATAGGCGCACGTGGTGCATCATCGGCCTGGATGGGTGCATCTACTTGATGTGCCCGGTCGATTGCACGGTGAAGCTCACGTCGTGCGTCGCTGCCCCCAGGGCGGCGGCGACCAAGGCGGAGCTCGCATCGCTACTGAACCATTTCGTGGCGATGGGGTACCGTTAATCGACCCGGTCGAACGCCCGTAGCAGGGCCGCGCAAGCCTCATAGCGTGGGAACAGAAGTGAGGACCAAAATCACCCGCCAGAGGGGTGAATAAATATACTTCTGCGCTCTCCCCTGGTGGGGTAATTCTGGGTTCGATTCCCAGAGAGATGCACTGCCCACAATCCCGTGGGCAAAACCGACCCTTGAAAGGGGAAAGAAATGAACAATGACCTGACATTCAGCGTAAAGAAAATTCGCTTGGCCACAATGGTCAAGCGACACAAAGAGCAGTGGGGTTTCGCCCCCACACCCTCCCAAATCAGAAAGGCTGAAGAAAATATCGTTTTTCATACTCAGTGGACCATTGGACACGAACTGATGCACCACCCAGATGCCGAATTCGACCTCGACGAGGTCGGCCGTCTTGTTGTCACCTACACCAACAAGCGGGAGGAGTTGATCACCCGCGTGTCGAGCGGGAACAGGTACCTCTTCCCAGAGGAACCGAAAACAGGAAGCAAAGAAATGGTACTCCAGTCCCTGGAGTACTTTGCCTCGGCCAGAGGCCAGGGGTTCGACCTCGCCAAGGCCGCTCGAAAGAGTGGCTTTAGCTTCCCAAAGAATTGGGACAAGCCGAAGAAGGGAGGGGAAACCCGCTTCCTCTCCCAGGAAGAAAGGGCCGACGTCGGCCATGAGCACGGATGGTGCTACATGCAGGAATTTGAAGAAGAAATACCGGTTTTGGTAGAAACACCAGATGGGCCATGTATGGTCCATCTGGTCTGGACCCACAGCGAGAAGAGGGCGCGGAGCGGCGTTTTTGAGGTCGGACACGGCCTCCGCGTCATCGAGGCGCGAATGCCGTACAACAAGGGTGTCAGCGACGAGCTGATCCCCCTTGTTCAGCGGGAGGTGATCGCTCTTCTTGTCAAAGAAGAAGAAGAAAGAAAGGAAGTTCGCCTCCTCGATCTGGAGGAGGAACTCGGCTCGGGCAGGGTCTCTGCGCCAGCCCCTCGAAGCCGCTCGCGCCGCGGTCGCCAAGACCGCTACAAGCGGTAACCCTCGCACGGCCGAAACCCTGGCACTCCTCTCGTATGGGAGTGTCTAGGGTCTACGTATGGGTGGTTCCCTGCGTACTGATGATGGCAAACCAGCTACATCTGTTTTAGTAAGGAAATAAGAAAATCATGATTAGAACTCGTGTTCAGATCGTTTTCGATGACTTACCAGTCGTTGCAAACGATTTGAACAGGGGTCCTAGTCCTTGGATCCCGAGGGCGGCGCCGTATGCCCACAAAGCGGCAACTCCGAGGAGGAGCTATGAATAACCGTCCCAACTACGTACTGCGGCGCTTCGTCGCAGTCACGATGGCCACCATGACCATCTGGTCGGTAGCCTATTTTCTAGGGGGGCTCATGTCCCCTTCTTTCTCCTGCAGGGCGACGGTTCATGTCGTCCGGCAGGGCGAGACGCTGTGGGGCGTCGCAGAAAAGCACTGCGATGGCCATATCGGATACGCAGTCGACATGATCATGGAGGACAACTCCATGACCACGCCCCTACTCCAGCCGGGGCAGACCATCGTCATCAAGGAGGTGAAGTGATGAGAACTGTAACCCTCAACACAAGTTTTGGTGCAGTCAAGCTGCACTACACCGAAACCACCATCGAAAAGATCGAGATCGGTGAGCGGGTGTTCACCGAATCTTATCTGGATGGAGGTGAGATCATTCTGTCAGACTACCAGGCGCCCTACGGGGTGATCTGGCCTCTCTCCTTCGAGCAGGTAGAGAACCTCTCCCTGACTGGGGGAATGGTTACCCTGTTTGCGGATGACCTCTACAGTCTTCGCATCGTCCCCGATTGGTGGACCGTTGAGTGTCAGATGGCCGTCGAGGGGGATGCCCCCTCATGGCCTCTGGCCGAGGAGGCGAAGATGGACCCGGTAGACGGGATCATCACCAGTATCCTCGGAATGTTCCGCTACGGAACCGACGAGGAGCAGGACAACCTGACTGAAGAGGAGAAGCTCAGCATCCTCGGTTGGGATGGTGAGTCTCTCGAAGAGGAAGAAGGAGAAGAACAGTGAACAAGGTTCTACAAGAACTCAACTCGTCCACCAGAGTGTGGACCATAAAGAAGTTCCGGAAGGTGGACTTCCGATGCATGGAGGCCACCCAGCACCTCGTTCGAGGGAGCAAAGGTGCGCTCGTCCACTACAGCGGATTCCACGGGTGGACGACACACAACTGGGCCGTTGATCCGGTGACGGGCGATATATATGACCCAACCATGGAGCAATTCGGATATGAGTTTGTGCCCGTGATTGAGGCTGGGACGCATGCGTCTGAGAGATACAGGGGAACCCCTCAGGACGAAGTTCAATATTGGGCGCCATTGAGGTACCCGGGTCTTGAAGATTTCTTCAGGTATAAAAGCTTCCAGACTCGTGCCCCGCAGGGCTACGTGAAGTACGGTCATGACTCGGTTGAGCTCAAGACCGCCAAAAATGGCAAGCAGTATATGCTTCTGCAGCGGAGCGTCAAGCTAACCTGTCTGATGAATATTGACATCAGAAGTGCGACAATTTGGCGTGCGAAGAATGGAGGATTCAACGCGTATGTAATCCTCCAGCAGGTCGTGTACCCAAAGAGTGGAGGAGTTACTTTTCCCACCAAAAGGTGCACCTACTTTATCCCCGAGAACGAGGTAGGTCTGATCCGCCTCAAGAAGGGGAAGTGGGGCGATGTGATCAAGCCCCAGAAGAAACCCATGTTCATGCCGATCATGGAGGCAATCAACAAATGGAAGGAGGTGAAGTGATGTTCAAGAAGGAAAGACGGGCACTGTGTGCTGTCACAGGTTGCCCCACGACGCCCAAGCCTGGCGTTGTTCGGGGCAAGAAGGTGGTGTATACCACCTGCTCGGAGCACAGGGGGCACGAGGACGAGGCCAACGCCTTCTATCGTACCCTTCGGCACAAGGAAGGCGCCCACCAGCTGGAGAAGCTGGATGGGTGCGAATTGTGCTATCCGACCATCAAGAGTCAACCCGAGCAGCTGACCCTTGATATTCAAGGAAACCACTACATTGACGCCTGTGGGTGTCAAGGAAGGGGGGAGTGAGGAAGGAGATAGCAAGTAGTAGAAGAATAATAAAAGAAAGGGCATTGTCATGATTAGTGCTCGTGTTCTTACCATTTTCGATGACTTGCCAGTCGTCGGAAATGATTTGAACAGGGGTCCTAGTCCCTGGATCCCGAGGGCGGCGCCGTATGCCCAAAAAGCGGCAGAAAGGAGGCTTTTCTGATGGAGAAGCTTCTCGTCCAGCTCACTCCGGAGCAGATTGCTCCCATTATCAAGCACCTGGAGGAGCAGGTGCAGCCCCACCTGGTCAATGATGTCAGCAGATACGCTGTCGGTCGCCGGCGGGTCTGGCTGCCGTACGAGGCCCCGTTGTCCAACAGCCGCCCCTGGCAGCTGGGGATTGACGACCAGAAGTTGTGGCAGTGGATCTGCTACATCTGCGAGACCCACGCCGGGTTCACGCCCGATGTGGCCCTGGTGGCTAAGGGGGGGCAGATCAAGCCTCACCGTGACACCAGCTATGCCGACTACCGGGCCATTGGTATCAACCTCGGTCCCGTGGTCTGGGGGTATCAGAGGCAGAGGACGGCGTATGCCAACATGCCTCAGGATGACTCCGCCGAGAAGGTGGAGATCGAACTCCAAGGAGGTGAGGTGTTCGAGTTCAACTCGAAGAACATCCACTGGACGCGTGATGCAGACCCCAACAGGTGGTCCATTAACGTATGGCAGGTCAAGGGTGGCGAACAGAAGTCGAAGTTCGTCGCCTTCAAGAAGTCCCTCGCTGAGGGGCCTACCGTGTCGGAGGTGCCGACACCCAAGTCTTCAGACAAGGAGGAGAACATGAAGGCTTACAACATCCACTGGACCACTGGCCCGAAGGCCGGTACGACCGAGTCGGTATCCGTGACCGACTTCATGGAGGTGATCAACATGGTCAAGGATTCTGGCCACGCAGGTCAGATCAAGAAGGCTGAGATGGACACATCAAAGCCAACGACACCTGAGGTTAAGCCCTCAGAGAAGGGTAAGGAGGAGGAGAAGGTGGGTAGCAAGACCCCGTTCTACGTCATGGGCACGGGCTCCAGGAGCCTTGTCCTCGAACCGAAGGAGGTCAGAGAGCAGGTGAAGGCTAAGTTGATCGAGGAGATCGAGAAGCTCAAGGCCAAGCACCCGAATTTGGTCCTGATTTCTGGCATGGCCGAAGGGTGGGACGAGCTCATCGCCCGTGTGGCCGTTGAGCTGGGGTTGCCGTTCATCGCCATGGTTCCGAACAAGGGCTACGGTGCCTACTACTGGGGTAAGAACAGCCTCATGAAGAAGGATCGCATGGCCTCGTTCGATGACCTGCTGGCGAAGGCTCAGCGGGTGATCTATACCTGTGATTCCATCTACGTCTACGACGTGGACGGGAAGAAGACGCACAGCAACTTTGTGCGCAATCAGGCCATGGTCAACATGTGCCATGGTGCCTTGGTATATAAGTCCGAGTCGCCTGGCACCAGGGACGCCGTGAAGCGTCTTCAAGCGGCGAAGAAGCCGTATAAAATCTATCCCTTCACCAATCCAGGTGGAGGGGACGACGGGAACAAGCCCGTCATCGAACCGTCAGGAGGCGGTATGTTCCAGCTCACCTACAAGATCGGTGGCAAAGAGAGGGTTGAGAGTTTCAGCAGCCTTCGTCAGGCCAAGGACCGAAAGAAGGAGGTGGGGAACGGCGTGATCAAAGTCGACAAACTCCAGGTGGTCACCCAACGCGGTGAGTACGTGGAGCAGGCCGCTCAGAATCTGTTTGAGCCCGCTCCCAATAAGGAGAACAAGGAGCAGGTGAAGACCTGTCGAGCACTGACAAAGAACGGCGATCTTTGCCGTCGTAAGGTGACGGAAAGCGACTACTGCTGGCAGCACCTCGACGGCGGAGAAATGGAGGTGACGCTCGATATCGATGAGATCATGGCGCGTCTCCTTGCGGGTCAGCCCATCACCTGGATGATGGAGCCGGAGTACCCGCATCTCACCAGAGAGGAGATGCCGGAGCTCTGGATCACCAATGACCCAACTCCGGAGGAGATCCTGAATTACCGCGTCTCCTTCACGGAGAACATGGGAGTCAAGACCGCATCCGGAAGATGGACGTTTGCCGTGAATACGGGCGCTCAGCGGTATCCGTTTTTGGAGCGTCTGTCACGACATGGTGTGAAGTTCCATATCCGGAAGTTGGACACCAAAGCACTCGCGTGTCATGATCCCGAGAAGGTGAAGGAGATGACCAGGAAGCATAATCTGTCCTGGTCGGATTCCACCAGCACTTACCTCATGGACATCCATGGGGTGCAGCCCAGTGACCACCTGGACTGGTCGCTGATCGGCATCTTCGCCAAAGATGTCAAGAAGTTGACCAAGCGACTCGCGGAGATCACGCGACTCGTCTTTACGTGGTCCTACGACGTGAAGAACAGCGAGATCGTCCGGGCCGCTCCTGACGACCAGAAGATGGCGAAATTGGTTGCCCAGATGAAGGGCATGGGCTACAGCACCGAGCGGATCAAGGAGGGCAAGGTTCAGCTCATTGACGGCATGAACTTCATCCGCCGTTCTGCCGTTCACAAGCGGTACCGTCATGAGCACCGGTTCATGACTCGGGTGATGACCGATGAATATCTCGTCAAAGGTGACATGATCGTAATAGATGACGACATCTTCGATCAGGTCTACGGGCCTGATAAGAAGATGGTCGTCCACCCCGACAACGTGAAGTACGAGGTCGGTTTCATCACGACAGGTAAGTGGGCCATGTTCAAGGACCCGAGCCTGATGACCTACTGGGTCCATCACCCAATCCACGATTTGCGGTACGATGCTCAGCTGAGCATCAACCAGCCCCACATCATGGGTGTTGAGTTCCTGTCGAGGGATCTCGGGCTGATGATGGCCAAGCTGGCCGAAGACGCAGACAAGGGCATTTTGCCCAACCAACAATATGCCTTGGAACCGTCTGACCTGCACGAGGTTTGGGACAACGGTGGCATGGACCTGGCTGGTGAAGCCGAGGTCGCGAGGTCGGCTGTCGACTACTGGGCTGGGAACGGCCTTGACCCACGGGCGCTCCAGTCAATGGTGTACTTCGCCATGAATGGCGTCGTCATGCAGCTGGACAAGAGCCTGGTCCAGACCCACCGCGAAGATCCGAAGGACAAGCTCCACGAGAAGTTCAACATTCGGGTCTCGAACGGCTTTCGGGCTGCCTGCTCGACGCGTGAGATGTTCGAGATGTACTTCAACATCCAGTTCGACACGCCTGCCACGAAGGGCTTCTATGATCCTCGATACGGCATGGTGTGGCCTGGCATCCGGTTCATCCAGACGTTCCGTCTCCATGGCACGCATGACCACGACGACTTCCACGTGTTTGTGCCGATCAAGATCTACGGAGAGGACACGCTCCGGGTCAAGAACCTCAAGAAGGAGGGTGTCTTGCCCAGGCACATCAACGTCCCCAAGAAGAAGGAAGAGGCCATCATGGTGTTGTTCACCATGCGCTCGCCCAACGGCGCTGGCGAGTACAGTGTGATGGACTTTGACTTCAGCACCTGGCCTGAAGAGATCCCCTTCAACGAGGAGATGGTTCCGGTGGTGAGCACCGATGACTTCCTTCCTTCTTTAGAGGAAATGATCCCGAACCCGGGGAATCTGCCCGGTCTCAAGGACAGTCGGAAGTACAACAAGGATCAGAGCTACACCCGGGACTTGTTTGAGACCGACTTGGATGCGCAGTTCATCAACCCTGGCTTTGGCAAGATCTGCAACATGCTGCTGTTCTACAGCCATGTGACCGGTGGGCAAATCCCATCGTTCATGCCCGATGAGCTCGGCAACATTGTCGATGCCACCCAGCAGGGTGCTGACATCGAGACGTTCAAGCAGATTGCTGATTTGAGCCAGCAGTTTGTGGCCGATTTCGCCAAGATGAAGAGTCCGCCGGTTGCCGACACCTATGTCTGGGCTATGCGTGGTCAGACCATCAATAAGAAGTTCATCACCGCCAGTACGTCCATCGACAAGATGGGCTTCAAGGTTAACGACAGCCCCTTCTTGATGTTCAACAATAAGGTCTATAAGCCGGCAATCAGCCAGCTTCGCCAGGACATCTCGGAGAAGTACTCGTTCAACATGAGGAACCGCAACCACACGGTCAAGTGGGTGAGGGAGAATGTCGCTCCGAAGTTCACGAACGATCAGATCAAGAAGATGGCCAAAGATCTTCGGACCCTTGAGGATGAGATCAGCTACGCTCTCAAGGCCGACTATTACGGCGATCTGCCGAAGACGAAGTACACGCATGCCATTGCCTCCCGCAGCAAGCGTCTTGCACTCCGTGCTGTTATGGACAAGTTCATGGAGTACATGCTGAGTGTCAAGGTGGATGGCGAGACTGTTCCCGCCACGGAGGAGACCATTGCGCTCCGTGTGATGCTTGTTTGGGTCACCTTGTTGACACCCCGTGCTATGGGGCCGAAGTCTGTCCATGGCCACTCTGATCGCATCATGACGACTGCCAACAGTGACGGACTCTGCTTGTTGCACTATGTGCCTGCAGCTTTGCGTCACTACGGCTACAGCCCTGACGCTGAGGTGGAGTGATACACCTCGTTCGACTTTGCCCCCTTCTTCTTCTAAAGGAGGTGTATATCCACAGTCGGCCGGACGAATGCCAGGCGGTTTACCCGCTTCTAAAGGTTTCGGTTGGCTTCAGTTCTGACGTACCTGCTTTGCGGTTATACAGTTTCTGCGAGGTCTGGGAAAATCAGAGGGGATAGCCGCCGGTTATCTCTACCCTAGCTCGAACTTGGAGGTTCACATGAGCAAGTATTTCCTGAACGCGACCAAGCCGCTGAACGCCGATGGCAAGGCGGTCAAGCCGAAAGTGTACATCAGCACCGGTACTGGCGATGATCGGACGGCCATCTGGCTGAACGGGCTTCCGCGGAGCACCGAGTTGGCGTACCACACGTACCTGACCGAAATCTTCGGGTCCGCCCACATCGAGGTGGACGTGCAGGCCCTCCTCGATGTGGACGGCGTGGACGGTGAGGTCAGCGACTCCGGCCACATGGTGGTCGACCTGTCCGGAACGGAGAACCCGACGGCGACGCTCCGAGCGTACATCGCCAAGGTGGACAACGCCACGCCCGACGAGGCCGTCCTCGCCGAACTGCGCGGCTTGTAGTTAGTGGTTCCGCTGTACCCCCCCTTCGGGGGGGGTCCAGCGGGAAACCTCTTATATTTAGAACTAGTCATCTGAAAGATAAAAATATTTCTACTAGTTTTCTAGTAAAATCAGAGGGGAATCCATATTCCCTACACTGGAGGAATAGTGTACTACGATGGAAACGTAGACTGGAATTATACATTTGCAGCATTTGTATTTCTAGTTTGTGTAACGGGAATGGCAGCGCTTTGGTTATACGGAAAGGAAAAATAATATAATGGGATTCTTGAAATCGTTTGGAATATCGTTCCTGATCTCATTCGTCGCATCGTTTTACGGCGCATATTACATGCATCGAAAACTGATGTGAAACTCGTCTGAGCGAGTATAAATAGGCATTAGGCTCAGAGCGTCCCTCTTCGGAGGGGGTTGGCGTTGGTTTCCATGTACGGCAATACATGGACTTTGGTTTGCCGGCCAATGAATATTTAGATAATAATAGCTAAATATTGACCTGAAGAGTGTGAGCCTAACCGACCAAACACTCAAGCATCTATACCTGTAGCCCGGTCGGTGCAAGTGAAAGAGCTGATAGTCCCCAAGAATAACAAGGGTTTGATCACCCAACTATCCTATTCGATAAAATCTAAAAGTAAGTAGAATGGTGTACAGGGAGATCCTGTAACAATCTACTAATTGCTGTGATTCACGAAACACTACTTACTTTCAATATCTTAGTCACCTGAATATGTGAATAAACTATTTTACCTCCCGGCATTTCCCCCGTGTGTGGCAGCTTTTTGTCTGCCCGCGGGGGATGCTGGAATTCTCTGTAAAAATCAGAGGGGAATCAAATCTTGCGGAATCCCTGCACAAAAACGGCATATGAAAGGAGATCATTATGCCCAGCACCAACCAAACTGCGGAAAAAAAGAAGAAAATCGAGCAGGCGCAACTTCTGCGCCAGCTCCTCGAAGCCGAATGGCGAAAAATCTACAACTCTCCGCGGTGAAATCAGAACCTGAACATGTTCTAAAACTGCTCAAAATTCCCTATTATGGAAGTAGTCATTTACACACTAGGATGTATCAGCCTAGCTGGTATAATCGGAAATTTATTCAATTGGCTCACAGAGCAAACAGAAAGGAAATATGATGAAGTGGCGAAAGAAAGACGAACCAGAGCAAATCAACGAAAAGCGCAAGATCAGTGAAAAGACAGGTGCTCTCACCGGCAAAACCGTTCGCGTGATCAAAAACACCCCAGGTTTCACTAAGAATCTGGTTGTGACAGCTGCAGACGGTTTCAAGGAAGGATTCCGAGAGGAACTCCCCGCTAAGCAGAAGAGCACCGATCCTGTCGATGTCACCAGTCTCGAAGGCTGGCATGACTAAATTGTAGTCTATGGTAGGTTAGTCATCAGGTGCAACTTGATGACTAACCTGCCAATGACTATCAAAATCAGAGGGGGTGGTTAACATCACCTCTGTATACTAATAATTACATACTCACAGAAAGTATATACTATAATATGAGTGATCTACTCGCGTCCTTTGGACTAGATGCAGACATTGCGTCCCTTCTCGCAGAAACTGTTGAAAACCCAAGTGAATTCTCAGTTTCTGACAACACCTGGATCACAGCAAACAAAGAAGTCGTTTACAAGGGATCAGTCAACGGCACCCCCGTCTCTGCTAAAATTCTTTTGCATCCTGGTGCAACCTTGAATCGTATTAGTGCAGAGTCGCGTAAGCGTTTCCGAAATGCTGGAAATTACTTGCTAGTATCTGGCACAATGCGAGACGTCAAGATGGATATCTCTATTCTTCATGAAAATGAGTGGATTTCCTTCCTTGATTTCTTCAAGCTTCTTTCCGGAAACATCTCCCGGTCTGATGCTGAAATGGAAATCGCATTGCGCAATATGAATGTGAACATCATGGAACCCCAAACATTGATGTTCCAGCAGTTTGGTGCAGACGAAAATGCATATGAGAATTTGATTGAGTTGCTGCAAGATAATGGATTCAACCAAACTACAGTGCCCAACATCAACGTTATCAATGCATTCACTTCTAGTCAGGGCGTTCCGGTAACTGGATTCCAGGTTGGTAAAATGAACCGAACTGAATCTAGGCCTTACGGAAAGCGAATTGCTGATACCGATAAGATTCATCAAGGTCAAGGTTTCTCTGACTTCATTGATGCACAGGTACAGAAGTATTTGCTGTCTGCAATGATTGGCAAGGAAACTGCTTTTCTTGAGAAGGCTCGCGCAGAGCATCGTAATACTCTCACTGAAGATCAAATGGCTCAAATCTCTGATAAGTTGGACGCTAATCGTCAAATGCGGTCCAATATTGCTCAGCGTGGATCTGGCTGGTCTGGTGTTCAACGTGAAGTTGAAGTTGATGATCTTCTCCAGGAAGTTACGGAAAAGAACGTCTTCTGGACTCAGCGAGCACCCGTTGGTCGATTCAACTTGACTATTGCTGGTGTTGATTCACCAATTTCGTTGTGGCGCGATCGCACCAACGATGACGCAAGCGATACTGCTAGCCAGTCAAAAAGGACTATTAGCAACCCGTTTGAAGGAATCGAGTCACCTTTCGAGTGACTCAAACCACCTGAGCATGTGGTAAAACTGCTCCTAACCATCTCGCGATGGGTTCGGTCGGGATCCGTAGGCACCCGTCCCGTAAAGTCCTACCTACCTGAGCATGTAGCCAAACTGCTCAACCAACCTTTGCGGTCAAGAGTCGGTAAAGGAGATATTCCGCCAACCTTTAGGTGATGGCTCTACATAGGGTATCTCTACCGCATTGAGTTCAATAAAATCTGCATACCCCGTCTCAAGTATGTAGAGTATGTGTGCGTCCAATGAGCGTATTGAAAAAACGTCGACACTGCTGACCTGAACAAGTCAACCATAAACTATTCACTCCTGAGCATGAGGCAAAACTGCTCACACAAGGAACTGCGCTAGTAGGCATGGCGTTAGTCGCAGGATTAGGATGGGTACTCTCGGCGTTTCCTAACGTGAACAGTATCCACCTGCGAGACTGAGGGTTCGATTCCCTCCAGTCCCACTCTCGGAGAAATTTCCGCTCTAGTGGAAGTAGCGGCCCACTTATCCGAGCAACCCAAAAACACCTGAGCACGTGTTAAAACTGCTCACACGCCTCCGTAGCTCAATTGGTAGAGCAGCGGGCTTTTAACCCGTTGGTTGCAGGTTCGAATCCTGCTGGAGGCACCAAATAAATTCTTATTGACTCATACAAAACACACTACACGAAAAGAGTACTCACTATGCCCAAAATCAACATCTCTTTCACAAAAAACAGCTACGACCACACCTTAATGCTCAACGACAAGCTCCAGTTCGTAAGAGACATCAAAAACGCGACAAATTGCGATCTGCGCTCCGCCAAAGAAACCGCCGAAAAGATCGTGGAAATGATCATGGGCCTAAAGCCCACGGTGGTGACCACGCGAAACAACATCGACCGGGTCCTAAACAAGTACAGCAAGAACACCCCCGAGAACTTGCAGTTCTTGCTCGACGTCTTGCAGTTCGTGAAAACCTCCAGCCAGGACAACTTGGAAGCGCACAACATCCCCGTGAGCACCTCCGCGTTCAACAAGGACGGCACCTACGCTCCGCCGAAAGAGCACGACTTCCACCACAGCTGTGGTGACGAATGTCGTCACCAGTGCGAACAAAGCAGCTGTGAGCGCATGGTCCAGTACCATGATGAACCGTACTGCTTCACGCATTCGCCGGACAGCGGTTCCAGCGTGCCGAACTACGACTCGCGAAAGGGTCCGCTCCACCCCTTCTGATATCCCTGTCCCCCAAACAAGACCTGAGCCATGTCTTTAAACTGGCTCAAACCAACCTGTATTCTTAGTATTCTTAGTCCATAAATACAAAGTAGTGGGGGGGACCCGGCGAAGCCGGGGGGGGCCCATACTAAAGAAACTGTAATGAAACCAAATGATAAAAAAAATTTGGTCTAGTCCTCTAGGTGAAAGTTTCTCCTTAAAATATGTCCCTGAGGTTGCGTGCCAGCCAACTGACTGGTATTATTACTACTGTCAGTTAGACACGATACTCACAAAGGAGATATATTCCGATGCCCAAACAGCATCAAAGCAAAGCAGTAAAGAAAGTGTTCAGCGAGCTAGAACGCTTAGGCTTTACAGTCGAGCATAAAAAGTCAGGATCCTACCGGATACTCCCTCCCCCCACGCTATCTGGTAGCGTTTACAATACGCATGGAACAGAAAGTTGTCTCCATCCTTTACGTAGAGACTTTAAAAGAATATATGGTGTTAATATAAAAATATAAACACTCATCTGATCTTCTGGCAAAAAGAAAGAGTGGTACGATTAAGGGTTGGTGGTCCCTTTCGTATCACTCTTTTCTTTTATTATATCTTATATATATATAAGAACATAATAAAAACAGACACGCTGCATCAAACGACTTATTTCTATCTATACATACTATTATCAATATATATGTACTTTATTATATATATATAAAGAAAACACACATATATATTATTATAATAATACAAAATAGACTTTTCTCCCGCCCGCAGGACCAAACCCTATGGTTTCGGACACTGCTAAACAAAAGTCTTTATTTCCCTATATATATAACATACACACATATATATACACACTACACCACAATAACTACTATTATTCTTTAACAACCCCCATTTTCCCCCAAAATGTTCCAATATAACCCTATTTGAACCTTTTTAGGTGGGTACCCATATAAATATAAATATAAATATAAATATAAAAAGATTTAGTTATCACTTCTAAGCCTCTTCACACTATAATAATACATTCTGTATATATATCTTCTTTATATTATTTATATATATGTTAATATTACAGCAAACAAGTTTTGCGGCGCGGTTTTCAAAATGAAACTATCGCACATATAAACACTATATTTATATAATAAAAGACTATACAAAAGAATGTCAAATCAGAGGGGCGTCACAAAATACTACTTTATCATACTAGAAAGACTTAATTAACATGGATTACTTCTTCCAATTTTTCGACCCTAATGATATGAATTCCATTCAGAATCACCCAGAAACTTAATCAATTATCCAAGAATTGTAAACTGCACGATTTGCTTATCTGTGCTTTTGCAACCCTCACAATTTAGATCAGCATTTCGACACACCACGTTTGATCTTCATTAAGTGTCAGTGCGCAGAATGCTATCAAAAAAGTCTTGATTACGGTTACAATATCCACAATCCAGTATTCAAAGTAATTCTCACAGAACAAACCATTGAATACATCTTTAACAGTTCAACTGATAAAAGTATCCACAATTTGATTCCCCAAAAAGTTTTTCAAGCTTTCACAAATTGCTCAGTTGCTTACTGAAACAGTTATCTAGATTGGTCTACAATCGTAAATCTCTACGATGATATGCATCCAGAAAATATCTTTTCAGCTTCCCATCTAGAAAACTACTTCTTGCAACTAGCTTTGCTCATAACTTTTCCTGAGCTTAACGATCAGTAATGTCACTTACAAACCGTAAACAAAAAACCGTCTCTACAGAAGGTTTAATCGAACCTAAAACTACACCAGATAACTGCTCACATAATTACTCACGATACAGTACTCGCTTTGGCGATTGGTGCTGTATCAATTGTCATGCTCAAATGGGCTGGCATCCAGAGTTAGTTCGCGAAGGAATATACGAAGAAGAAACTAATCTATGGATTGCCCATCAAGGATTAGCTAAAAGCGAATGCGCTGAGTGGGACAATAAAATTATCCGTATCTGGAAGAATAAGTAACTGGCAAAAATGTTACATACCTGATATTATATAGAATTGGGCTATTTCTATACTATATAATATTAGGTTTGTAACCCTTATTTTTATAAAAGTAACTTTTCTTTTTAACTATACAAAAAATACACCTCTATTTATACAACATTATATACCAAAGGATCATTATGGATTATCATCTTCCAGACGAAGTCATGATGGATTACGGTTTATTGGAAGTCCCAATGTTTTCAATTTCATTGGGCTTCACTCAAACCGTTGATATCCTCATGGCTCTTAATTCCTATGATCTTTCTCAACTTTCCAATAAGAGTAACACTACAGTAAAAATGTTTATTTCCATGCTTATGGAGCATGCTACTAATAATCGTCCTAATAACAATCTTCACAATAATTCTAATGGCTGAAACAATTACTCAAATTATTTTTCGCGTTAATCATTGGGCAGAAGATTTTGCTACAGAACAATATATGAATGGCACTCGCTGTTCATACATTTCTGCTGCCTTTAAAAACAACGTTATTAACCAAGAAGAATATGAAACTCTTAAAGAGTATTATGGTTATCTTTGGCATGATCGAAAAAGAACCATTTAATATCTATTTTTCTTATACTTACTTATTTAACATAAAATTTGAAAGGAACAATCATGCCTATCAATAACTCTAATATTAGAGATATTATTGATAAAGTTAATTTTTGGGCCAAAGAAAACGCTAAAACTGATTATCTTTATGACTCTCGTCAATCTTATTTTGTTTTTGCTCTTCAGCAAAACGTTATTACACAAAATGATTACAAAGCCGCAGAAAAGCATTATGGCAACCTTTGGACCTACCAAGGAGACTGAAATGACAACTGAAAAAATGATTGTCATCTTTGATGACGTGGCTAAAGATCCAACTATTGCTCCAGCAATCATCGCTCTTGATACTGATACTATCCCTGAAATTGGTCATATTGTATCTTATATCAATCATCCAATCTCTGTTACTGCTGTTGTAGAAGAAGTTCGACACAACTTCTTGTCCAAGCAGCATCTTGCTATTGTTGCTTACGCAAGAAAGAAAATTTAATATGACTATGATTACCGGTGTTATGGAAGAACATACAGAAGAAGAGATTCAAGATTCTCGTAAGAACTATCCCCTATGGATTGTTCGTCTTTGCCACGGTCCTTCTGATATTGCTATCATCACTGATACTGTACACGTTACCAAAAAATGGGAACGTGTCGAAGCAGCTATTGATAGCCTTTCTCAGAAGGTTTTAACTATCCCTAATTCAAATCTTGAACACTGGCACATTTCTGTCCAAGAAGTTGTGCCGGTTTCTTCTGGTAATTTCCCACTTAATTTTATGGAAAAGGAATAATTATGACTCAGAA